GGTTGCAGTCCTATCTTGGTGCTTATTGTCTTGGTGGAAGTGGCAGCTATCAAGTTCGGGTAGTTAGAGGTTAATTATGGCAGGAGCATTAGACACAGCTTTTAAATCTCTAGCTAAAAGCGTAGTTGCTGACCTTGGATCGGCTTTAGATACTACGATTACTTATTCTGTAAAGACAGAAGGAAGTTATAACGTAGCGGCAGGGAAACAAATAGAAGTTACAACAACTTATTCTGATATAAAGGTTCCTATTGAATTTATTAAATCAGAGCAGGACGAAGGAAGAGAATTAAGAGAAGCAAAGTTATATGTCACGCCTGATTTAATAGGAGATCACCAGCCTACTTTTAGAGATGAGGTGACATTAAGTTATGCGGGATCAACTCATGTAGCTCAAATTCTTGAAATAGATACAAAAAGAGGTGGTCAAGTTTATTTATTTACTTTGTTAGTGAGGTTCTAATGGCTAAAAAAGAATTTAAGAACAATAAAGATTTACAAAAAGCAATGCTGAAAGATTGGGAAGATCAATCTGAGGCTCATTTAAGTCAATTTATTAATTCTGTTGCTAGTGATTTAGTCGATGTAAGTCCTGTTGATAGTGGATTTTTTGCTTCTAGTTGGCAAGTTTCTAAAACAAGGATGCCACCAGATAATCAATTCATTAAAGACCCGTGGAAAAAAATCAAAGAATCAAGAAGGGCAGCAAAAAGAAGTGGGGGAGAGGGTGCTCCATCTTACATTGCTCCAAGATTTAAAGTTCCGACAAAATACAAATTTAATCAACCTATTTATATTGGGAACAGGGCTGAATATACAGAAAGAGCTTTACAGTCTAAGAACTCTCAAATTGGTGCTTACATTTTGAATGGATCGGGTACATTCACAGAAGGGTTAAGGCAAAAAGTAGATAGAATCTTTACTGATAAACGTCCTAATATAGATATATTAGGGACAGACGTATGACACTTGTAAAAACAAGGGCAGCTTTTGAAAAAGCAGTTACAGATGCAGTAAAGGATGTCGATCCAACTGTAAAGATGGTTTATGACAATGTTGGTTATACAAGACCAGGAAAAACGGTGAAATATATAGTAATGACAGTTAATTTCGGGCAAGCTACTCAGCAAGCTCAAGGTGCTGCAAGTGCTTTTTACGCAGGATTCGTTCAATGCAGAGTTTACGTTCCAAAGAATAAAGGCACTTCTGTTTTAGCTGCTGTGAGTGAGTCAGTTATTACAGGTTTAACGTCTATTAATGCTTCTGATTATGTTGATACTTATTCTTGCTCACCAAGAGTAAGTGAAATATCTGGTCCTGGGATTGTAGTTGATGATCAGGACGAGTCACATTGCCTGGGTGTCATCACTTGTCAGTTCTCAGCAATCGCCTAATATAGTATTATTATCCTATTAAAGTAAGGAATTTTTTATGAGAGCCGTTGAACTCTTATCCAATAAATTTGGAGTCAGTCAATTATATCAACATGATGTAAAGAAAGATGGTGAAGTTGTTCTTACTATTTTTTGGCATCCATTAACAATTGCTGAAAGAGAATCTATTCAAAAGAAATCTGGCAATACAGAAGATGCAAATAATTTTGCTTTATCTTTGATGATTGAAAAAGCATTAGATGAGAAAGGTAAAAGACTTTTTGCTGATGCAGATAGAGCAACTCTTCGTAGAGAAGTAGAGGCTGCTGTTTTACAAGAGATACAATTAGCAATGCTTGAATCTGGATCGAATAAGGAGGTAGACGAAGCTGAAGCTGATTTGAAAAGCGAATAAGGAGTGGATTTTTTTATTCTCGTTAGCGAAAGAATTAGGTAAAACTGTTAAAGAACTGACAAGGGATTTGACAAGAGAGGAAATGATAGGTTGGGCTGCTTTTTTTAAGATCCAGAATGATGAAATGGAAAGAAGTCAAGAAGCAAGGCAAACAGGTCGTGCTATTAGATCTCAAAAAGGGTAAGATAGAAGATATTGTTTGGTACGAAAGGAGTGGCTGGAGGTTATAACGTTCCTGTTGAGTTTACTGCCAAGGATGGGCAGGTAAGAAAGGCGATTAAAGATTTAGGTGTTGGTCTTACTGATGTAAATAAAAAAGCTGACAATATAAATAAAAGTTTCGCAGCTATTTCTAAATCTTTAAAAATAGTAGGGACGGAATTTGTAAAACTTTCTAAAAGTCTAGACAACATAAATAAAGGCTCAAAGAAAAGTCCTTTAAATCAAAAAGCATTAAATAAAGGTGTCGTAACTTTAACTAAGATAAAGAATCTTAATAAACAGATAGCAAAGGAAGGACCGTTACTTTCTGGGTCTGGAGTAACGGATGCCAAATGGATAAAACAGTTAGATACTCTTAAAGGAACTGTTAAAACGCTTGCTGAAGCTGGAGGTGTATTTAATAAAAGTGAAGCAGGTTTAATGCGTCAGGCTAAAGCGTTACAGGAAATATCAAGACAGACACAAGTTGCTACTAGCGAACAGACTTTATATTCACTATCTATAAAAGCTGCTGCCAAAGCAGAACAAGACTTAGCGTTTAAACAATTAGCAAGGATAAAAGTTCAAAGTAGATTTTATTCTGGGCAACACAAAACTCAAACAGGTCAAGGTTATTCAAACGCATTGAGTTTGGCAGCGATGACGGACACAATAGGTACAGAGAAGGGAATTGCTAAAAATATTGCATCATTAAATGTTTATAAGGCCGAGCTTCAAAAAGCGTTATCTTTAGTCGAGTTACAAGGGAAAGAGTATAAAAAAGTAGAAGAAGCTATTCAAAAGGTAAATAATATTTTAGATAACGGAAATGCTCTAGAAAGAGAAGCTGCTAAGGATAGAAAGATAGCAAATGATGAAGAAAAGAAAGTACAGAAAGAAATGCTGCGATTTGGAAAAAACAGATTAAAACTAGAGAACGATTTAGCAAAAGCAGCAAAAAAACAAAATGAGTTAAACATAAAAAACCTAAAACTTGCATGGAAAGTTGCTAAAGCAGCAGGTAAGACTTTGATAGGAAAAGGTCCACTAGGATGGGTTGGTCAGACTGCAGCACTACTTGGTATAACAAAGTTAGTGCATGAGCTTGCACGAGCAGTTAACGCTTTAAATCCTGCTTGGGGAAAGACAGAAAAGATAGCATCTTCTCATCTCCAAAATATGATTTTAGGAGTGGCTGGAGTAAAAGGTGCTGCTATTGGATTACAGAAAGTTTTAAGTGCTGCTGATTGGGTAGGTAAGGCAATTAAAGGATTTATGGCGTTTGAAGATGCCGCAGCAAATATTATTTGGAGTGTAGAGAGAAATTATAGAAACGCTTTTTCTGCAATGGGCAAAATGGTGCGTGAGCTACCGATGATGGCTTCCGCAGCAATGATGATGATGCCTGAGTGGATGGGAGGTAGAGGCATGTCTGCTGAAGATGCAAAGTCTTATTTCGCTCCTGGTCATGGACCAGATCGTTACGGAGCAGCAGCAGATGAATTGATAACCAGAAGAAAACCTAGTCGTAGACAATCTTTAGAAGCAAGACTTGCTGTTAAAGAAACAAATTTAGCTGCTACTGATCCTGAAGACAGGAGTTATGCAAGAAGGCTGCGTGAAGTCTATCAAATGAGACAGAAGATAACAAAAGAGATTCAGGCAGCATCCAAAGCAACACGTGAGCTTAGTGGTATTGAATCTACGGAAGTACAAGAGGCTGCAAAAAAATCATTAGAAATGCAGAAGAAAGGAGCCGAACTAGAAGAAAGAAAGACCAAAGTAAAGAAAAAGAATGAACAAATAAATAAGAGATTAGTTAAACAAAATGGACGAATGTTGGATATAGACCAGAGAATTGAAAAAGTACAAAAGAGAAAGCAAGCAAGACAACTAGCAAATCAAAGACTTGGAGAAAACTTAATGTTAGGGGCTGGTTTCCCTCTGTTGTTTGGAGGAGGAGCTGGTTCTGTAGGAGGAGGATTACTTGGTGCAGGTTTACAATATGCAACTAAGTCTCAAGGCTTTGGAGCGCAAATATTCTTTAGTGCAATAGGTCAACAGATAGATGCTTTTGTTGCTAAAACTGCTGAGCTTGGAAAGGCATTTAATGATATAAATCCAAACGTAGACGCTGTTGTTGATTCTTTAGGAGTAACGAATACTGCTTACGGACGCCATATAGAAATGTTGAAGGCTATAGAAGGCGAAGCTGTTGCAATGGCAGAAGCTACTAAAAAATTAACTCAATTAATAGGTCAACAAGGAGTAAAAAGTTTGAAGCAGTTTGGTAATGATGCTCAAGATTTTGGTAATGAAATGGCTAAAGCTTTCACCTTAATGAAGGCTTCTGTTGCTGAGTTGATAAATAGTAGTGGAATTTTACTTACTTTGACAAATGCAATATCAAGGGCAAATAGATATGCAATGTTTGAAAGAAGAGTTCAGGACATTATTAAAAACAAACCAAACTTTAGTCAGCGGACTGATTCTGAAAATAAACTGGTAGATTTATATACAGAAAGACAAGCAGCACTTAATGACGTAGGTGGTACTCCTTGGAAGAAAAAAGTAAAAGATGTTTCAGGTTTTATTGGAGGTAGTATTTTCCCTGGAACAGATAATTTCTGGAAACTGTCTGACCGTCAAAGAGAAATGATTTCAGGACTTGATAATGAAATAGACGATACAATGATTCAAGAATTAGCATCAGAAAGAACGCAAAATTTATTAGGTCCCGGTGCAAGTACTATTGCTGGTTATCAATCTAAGACTAAGTTTTTGAAGGAAAAGATGGATCCAAATATAGGTGAACGTCAAGCAAAGATTAACAATGAAATAAATCAAGTTATGAAGCAATCTAAAGCAAAAGTTGGTTCAACAGAATACAAAGAACAACTTGAATCAATGACAAAAGCAATTACGGCCTACTATGAAGCAGACGATAAATATAAAGAATTCCAAGATAAAAACAAATCAGCACAAGATCATGCGAAGACATTAGCTGATTTAGATAGAGAAATAGCTGGTCAAAAAGAATTAATGAATATGGAACATGGAAGTTATGAAATTAGAGAAAGAAAAGCTGTACTAGCAGAGAAGACAGCAGGTCTGGAAGGAGATAATCTTAAGCAAGTTAGAGATAGATTAAATACACTATTTGACCTTAGAGATGCAAATGACGAGATCATACAACAAGAGCAACAGCTAAACGCTCTTTATAATCAGATAGGATCAACGATTAAAAATGGATTGGTCGAAGGAATAAATGCTGCTATAGATGGCACTAAAACTTTAGGAGAAGTAGCAGGTAGCGTCTTTAGAAGTCTTTCAAAAATGCTTCTTAACTATGGTCTTTCGACTGGTTTGGGAAGTATGTTCCCTAATAGCAAAAGTTGGCAAAAATTCTTTGGTGGAGGAATGGCTGCTGGTGGACCAGTTTCAGGTAATAAATCTTATATTGTAGGAGAAAAAGGACCAGAATTATTTATTCCAGGTTCTAGCGGTAATATCGTTCCAAATCACGAATTAGGAAGTTCTAGTGCAAACATCGTGGTTAATGTAGATGCTTCTGGTTCGTCAGTAGAAGGAGATGGAGGGCAAGCTGAACAACTTGGAACTATGCTAGCAGTGGCAGTTCAGTCTGAATTAATTCGTCAAAAACGTCCTGGGGGACTTTTATCTTCATAATGACAACTCCAGCATTTCCCATCCCTAGTTCCAATCCTTCAGCTCCACATCCTAGTTATGGAGCAAAAAAAACAAGCCGTCCAAACGTTCAGACTGTCCAATTTGGTGACGGTTACACCAAAAGGCTTGTGTTTGGCGAAAATCAAGACGCAAAAGTATGGAATCTAAATTGGAGCAATATTTCTGAAACAGATGCTGATGCTATTGAAAGTTTTTTAGAAGCAAGAAAAGGACAGGAAGCTTTTACTTGGACACCTCCTTCGGGTTCTTCTTCTAAATGGATTTGTCCTAATTGGTCAAAATCAATTCCTTACTTAAGTCGAGCTACAATTCAAGCAACATTCTCTGAGGTTTTTGAACCCTAATGGCAGTTGCAGCATGGGCGGCAGGAGCCTCTTATTCAGTAGGTGACATTAAAAGGGCAACGACTGCTCAGGTAACAGGTTTACTGTTCAAGGTTACTGCTGTTTCGGGGAGTGCTCCTTACACAAGTGCCTCAACGGAACCTGCTTGGCCTACGGATATTGGGTCGACGGTTGTAGATAACGAGAAGATAACTTGGACAGCAATTAGCAGCCTTTATGAAGATTTATCTGTTCTTGCTCCTAATGCAATTATTCAATTTTTTGAGCTACATTTAGTTGCGGCAATTCATGGATCTAATACTCCTTACAGGTGGCATAATGAGAATACAACTGCAAATATTACGTGGGCAGGTGAAGTGTACGAAAGTGCTCCAGTACAAGCAGCAGGATTTGAGTTTCGTTCAGGGCAAGGGACATTACCTCAACCAACTCTTACCATCTCAAATATAACTCTTAATATCAGTCAGTTATTAGCCACTGTTAATGACATATCACCTGGAAACGACCTTTGTGGTGCTGTTGTTAAAAGAAAAAAAACTATTAAAAAATATTTAGATGGTGAATCTGCTGCTGATCCTAATGTTCAATTCCCAGAAGAAAAGTGGTATGTAAATAGAAAAGCTAATGAAGATAGATTTTCTGTTACTTTTGAACTTGCTTCTAAGTTTGATCTTCCCAATCAAAAACTACCTAAGCGTCAAGTCCTAAGCAATGTATGCCAATGGGCTTATAAAGGAGAAGGTTGTGGATACAGTGGCTCTAATTATTTTGATGTAAACGATAATTCTGTGACAAGCTCATCTGAAGACAAATGTGGTAAAAGACTTTCCTCTTGTGCTTTAAGATTTGGGAAAGAATTACCTTTTGGTAGTTTTCCAGGTGCGGGGACGGTAAGATAATGCTTTCAACTGACGTAAAAAATAAAATAATATTACATGCGAAAGAACAGTATCCAAAAGAAAGCTGTGGCCTTTTAATTGTTATTAAAGGTCGATTATTCTATGAAAGCTGTAATAATATTGCTGAAACACCTTCTGAACATTTTATAATCGATCCAAAAGATTATTTAACTGTTTCAAAGAAAGGGGAAATTGTCGGGGTAGTTCATAGCCACCCGACAACCGAAGCAGTTTTGTCGGAAGCCGATAAAGTTGCTTGTGAAAAATCAAAATTACCTTGGTATGTTGTTAATCCGATCACAGGAGAGATAAATGAAAGCAAGCCGTCAGGTTTTAAATTACCTTATATCGGCAGAGTCTTTTCTCATGGAATTGTCGATTGTTATACCTTGCTTCAAGATTGGTATGAGCGAGAATTAAATATAAAATTAGGGGATTATGATAGGCGAGATAATTGGTGGGATAAGGGTGAGAATTTATATTTAGATAACTATAAAAAAGAAAATTTCTATGAGATTACGGTTGATGAAATTATTTATGGAGACATTATTTTCATGCACCTAATCTCTCCAGTCCCTAATCATGTTGCTATTTATATTGGTGATAATAAAATTCTTCATCACGTTCAAGGAAGACTCTCTTCTCGTGATGTTTATGGAAGCTATTATCAAAAGGTAACTGCAAAGATATTAAGGCATGAAAACCATTAAACTTCATGGAGCGTTAGCTGAACAAGTTGGGGGGAATACTTTTCAGTTTGATGTTAATACTCCTGCGGAAGCAATTAGAGCTTTAACGTCAAATTTTAAAGGACTTGATAAATGGCTTGTAGATAGTGCTAAAGACGGGATTGCTTATAAAGTATTAGTTGGTGAAACGATTATTCATGAAGATAACCTTCTTGATTTAGGACTTCCATATAGTGATCGTGAAATATTTGAAATCACTCCAATTATCACAGGTTCAGGAAGAGGTTTTACTCAGCTTTTGATTGGAGCCGCATTAATAGGTGCTTCCTTCATGTTCCCTGGTGCAGGGATGTTTGGAACTGTTTCAATGTCTGGGAAAATAGCTGCTGGAACGACAATGACTGGATTCACTGCTGGTTCGGCGGTAGGAACAGCACTTGGAACGATGATTAGCTCGATAGGAGCTTCGATGGTTTTGAGTGGTATTGCCGAAATAATTTCACCAACTCAATCTTTTGATTTAAAAGAAGTTCAACGGAGCACCGCCTATACTTTTAGTGGCCTAACTAATACGGCACAAGCTGGCGTTCCCGTTCCAATAGTTTATGGACGTGTGTTTTGTGGAAGTGCCGTTATCAGTGCTGACTTAGATGTGGATCAATTATTATGACAATTATTCGAGGATCAAAAGGTGGCAAAGGAGGCGGAGGCAGAACGCCTACAGAAGAAAATGACACTCTGCAATCGGTAGAATTTGCTCAAGTTTTAGACCTTATAAGTGAAGGTGAAATTCAGGGATTAGATACAGGCGATGAAAAAAGTATTTTCTTAGACGGGACACCGATACTAAATGATAATGGTGTTGCAAACTTTCAGAATTATTCGACTGCTTTCAGGCCAGGTGTTCTTAATCAAACACCGATAGAGATGATGAAGGGGACGCCTACAACTTATACGCCAGAAATTGATATAGGAAATACAACAGGAAATGATGCTGAAAGAATTGCTGGAGCAGGTCTTGCAACAATTAACGATCCTAATATTGATGCTGTTCGAGTAACAATAAGTCTTCCTAGAGGTATTCAACTTGTAGAAGATGATGGTGATATAAGAGGAAATTCAGTTAAGTTTCAGATTGAAGTTAAATATGACAGTGGTAACTTTGCAACTGTTTTCCCAAATAATGAAGATGGGTCTGCTTCGACAGGAAGAGAGATTACAGGGAAATGTAGTAGTATTTATAAACGTGATTATCGTTTTGCTCTTTCAAGTTTTTCTTCATCTTGTGTAATAAGAGTAAGTCGAGTTACTAAAGATTCGTCTTCTCAGAATAAAAATATCAATAATTTAAGATTTGACAAATACATAACAATTGTCGAGGAGAAATTCAAATATCCATTCTCTGCATTGGCTTTTTTAAGGTTTGATTCTAGAAGTTTTGGAAGTATTCCTCAGCGTAAATACAAAATTCGAGGGATAAAAGTACAACTTCCAAGCAATGCCTCTGTCGATACTACAACTCATATTGGTCGAGTTACTTATTCAGGCGTTTGGAACGGTTCTTTTGGTGCAGCTACTTGGTGTAATGATCCTGCTTGGTGCTTATGGGATTTGATGACAAACGAGAGATATGGGGCTGGCATACCTGCAAGCAATTTAGATAAGTGGGATTTTTACTCAATTAGTCAATATTGCAATGAGCTTGTTCCTGATGGAAGAGGAGGAGAAGAACCAAGGTTCTCTTGTAATCTTGTACTTAATGAAAAGGCCGAAATTTATAATGTAATTTCAACAATGGCTTCAATCTTTCGGGGGATAAGTTATTACGCTTCAGGAAGTCTGGTTATGTTGCAAGATAAAGTTACCGACTCTCAATATGTTTTAGGACCATCAAATGTCATAGATGGTTTATTTATTTATTCAGGAACAGCGCAAACAACAAGACATACATCCGTTTCAGTTGCTTATCAAAGTTATAACGCTTTAGGTGAGATTGAATATGAGAATGTTGAAGATGCTGACCTTGTTTCAAAGTTTGGAATAATAAAAAAAGAAATCAGGGCAATAGGTTGTTATTCACAAGGGCAAGCACACAGAATCGCAAAGTGGACAATTCTAGCTGAACAATATTTAACCGAAACAGTTAGTTTTTCTGTTTCCGTTGAATCAGGAATGATTCTAAAACCAGGGATGGTGATAGATATAGCAGACCCAACAAAAGCTCGATATCGAAGAGCAGGTTTAGTGTCTTCCTCTACAACAACAGTTTTAACAGTTGATAGTCGGACAGACTTTGGGGAAATTGATCAAAATGAAAATCCTAAAATTATAGTAATGATGCCGACTGGAATACCTGAAGAAAGAGTTATTACTCATGTCGAACAAGTTAATGCTAAGGAGATTACAGTAAGTCCTGCTTTTAGTGAGGCTCCTAATTCTCAAGCTCAATTTGTTATCTTAACTGATGACATTTTGACCCAACAATATAGGGTTATAGGTATAACTGAAGCAGATGGAGAGATCTATGGTGTTACAGCTTTAAAATATAATGCGACTATTTATGATGCAGTAGAAAATAATTTAAAAGTCCAAGTAAGAGATGTTACTAATTTAAATGAAGCTCCTCCTGCTGTTGAAAATGTTGATGGTGATGAATTTTTATACCAAAGAGGTCAAAGTGTATTTGTTGGGTTCAATTTAAGTTGGACTTCTGGAGCTGGAAATACAAATGCCTTCCAAGTTGATTATCGAATGAATACTGAAAATTGGCAAACAATCACGACCACATCTCCAAATCTAACCTTAGAGCAATTAAGAACAGGTAAATTATATGTAAAGGTTACGGCGATAAGTTATACCCAGAAGCGAAGTGAGGGTAATGTTGAAGATTTTGATATAGACGGAAAAGAAGCTAATCCTGCTAATGTTCAGAATTTAACCTTTGAGCCAATTAGTGAAAACTCAGGTCGTCTTAGGTGGGATCAGTCTACAGATTTAGACGTAAAAGTTGGAGGAAAAGTATTTGTAAGACATTCAGGAAAACTAGACGGAACAGGCACATGGAGTAATTCAGTTGATTTAATTGATGCAAAAGCTGGTAATGCAACCGAAGCTATTGTCCCAAATATTTCAGGTGAGATAATAGTAAAATTTGGCGATTCTTCTGGAAAATTAAGTCTTGGCGAAGCAAGTGTAATAGTTACTAAAACGCAAAGAAAAGGAGATTTAATAGTAAAAAATGATCGGCAAGATTTACTAAGTCCAACTCCTTTTAGTGGTGGAGTTTCTAGCAAAACAAATGTTACTTATAACGCATCAAGTGATGTCTTGGAATTATCGGTTTCTAATAATCAAGTTGCAAGTAGCGGTACTTATAATTTCGACAGTTATTTAGATTTAGGACATGTTTACCCGATAGATATTGAAAGATATATTGTAAGTCGGGGTGCAACATTAACCGATTTGATGGATAGTTGGCCTGATGTAAATGCAAGAACCGATTGGGATGGGTACACTCCTCAAACGGTTAATGGTATTCTTTCCATAGCTACAACAAATGATGATCCTGCAAGTTCACCAACTTGGAGTGCTTTTCAACCATTAGCTAGTGGAGTTTTTAAAGCAAGAGCATTTAAGTTTAAATTAGATTTAACAAGCGGATCGGTTGAAGAAAATATTCTTGTTGACGGACTAGGGTATAACGCAACATTGGACGAAAGGCTCGAACATAGTGATGGATATGTAGCCAGTGGAACCGATGCAAATGGAAAATCAATTACTTTCGGCCATGCTTTCTTTACAGGTAATGCAAATACAGGTGGATCTAATACAAAATTACCGAGTGTCGGAATAGTTGCAGCAAATATGCAGTCAGGTGATTTTTATAATGTTACAGCCGTTTCAGCTACTGGGTTTACTGTTATTTTTAAAAATGGAAGTTCAACCGTTAATCGGAATTTTTATTGGACAGCAGTTGGATATGGCAAGAGGGGTTAAACTGTAGAAAAAGTAAGAACTTATTGAGATGAGCGACACACAACATGATTACACGATTGAGAATAGTTCGGGTTCATCCGTTAGAACAGATATTCAGGCCGCATTGCAGTCTTTACAGTCAGAAAATGCAGGTTCATCGGAACCTACTGCTCGACTAGCTGTTTTTACCTCTTGGGCTGATACAAGTAACAATATTTTTAAGAGAAGAAATTTAGCTGACAATGGTTGGGTTTCATATCGAGAACATGATGGAACCGTTTTAACTCCTGATGGCTCGGCAGCAAATCCTTCAATACATCCAACCTCTGACACTAATACTGGTCTTTTTTCTGCGGGTGCAGATCAATTAGCGATTAGCTGTGGAGGAACGGCAAGATTAACTGTCAGCACAACTGCAATAACAACTACCGAGCCGATTTTATTTCCTGACGCTAATGCTAGTTTACCTTCTATTACTTTTGGATCGGACACCGACACAGGATTTTATAAATCCTCAGCTAATAAAATAGGTGCTGCAACAAACGGAGTGGAAAGAGTTCGGGTGGAAGACACCTTATGCGTATTCAAAGTTCATGCCGAATTAGATAATGAGAAAGAACTTCGGCTTTATGAAGCAACATCAAACGGTTCTAGCTTTCTCGCTTTTAAAGCTCCAGCAGCTCTTTCGGGTAATCAACAGTTCACTCTTCCTTCGGCTGATGGGACAGATGGTGCGGCTCTGACTACAAATGGCAGTGGTGCATTATCTTTCACCACTTTGAACTTTGTTCCTATTGGTGCGGTGATGATGTGGTGCACTGCAAGTGTCCCAAGTGGATGGAGGGAATGTTCGGGGTCAAGCCTTGCTCGCGTTGGAACTTATGCCGCTTTATTTGCAGTCATTGGTACTACTTTTGGTGCAGCCGACTCAAACCATTTCAATCTTCCCGATATGAGGGGTGAATTTCCAAGAGGATACGATCACGGAAGAGGTGTTGATTCGGGTCGGGGTTTGGGTCACTCTCAAGCCCAAGACTGGAAGAGTTTTAATTTGAAGACCGAGGCGGTTGTTGGAGGTGGTTATCTCCATGAGGCTTATATGGGGAAAGATACATCCAACTATTCACCGACTGGCGGCAACCGATTATTTACTGGACATTGGGAAGCTAATGATTCGGCTGTTATGAGTTTAAAATGGATGAATGATGAAATTAGACCTAGAAACGTAGCTCTAATGTTTATAATAAAAGCGGTTTAGGGTTAGACTTATATCAATCGACTTAGCTAAGGAGGTGACATTTTGGCAATAGCACCTGGCACGTATGATATGACGATCCAGAGGAGATCGGATCATAATGTTTCTGTGACGCTAAAAGATTCAAGTAATGCAGCCGTGAACCTGACAGGCTACACTGTTGCTTCTCAAGTTTGGAATCCTTCAAGAACGACTAAAGCAGCAGACGTAACTTGTACTGTTACAAGTGCGACAGGAGGAGCTTTTGATTGGAAGTTGACAGATACTCAAACAGCATTGCTTACTTTAGATGAATATAAATATGATGTGTTATTAACTAACGGTTCAGGGCTGAAAGAATACTGGATAGAAGGTACTATTTATATGGATCAAGGATATACCGCATGACCACAGTTAATATCACGAGCAACAAAAACACTGTAACTGTTGACGAAAGCAATAGTTCAGTCATAACGGTTGCCACGGTTGGACCTCAAGGAGCCAGTCCTCAAGACACGATTAATCTGGATAGTGTTGTTAACAAATCTATAGTCTATTATGACAGTACATCGTCAAGTCTTAAAGCTGACGCAACTTGGACAACAAGCTCACTCACCAACGGAGGTAACTTCTAGTGGCTAACACGATAAGGATAAAGAAAAGAGCTGCTAGTGGTTCGGCGGGCGCACCATCAAGCCTTCTGCCTTCAGAATTAGCTTTTAATGAAAATGATTTAAAACTGTATTACGGTTTTGGAGATGACGGAAGTACGCCACCAGAGGCAACTTCGATTATCACAGTTGGTGGATCTGGAGCGTTTTTTAATAAGACAGACACAAGAACAGCTAATACGATTCTTAGTGGACCAACGACAGGAAGTGCAGCAGCTCCAACATTTAGAGCATTAGTTGCTGCTGATATTCCATCAATAGCTCATACAAAAATATCTGATTTTGATGCAGGAGTTAGGGTAAATAGGTTAGATCAGATGGCAGCTCCAACGGCTGCTGTTTCTGCCAATAGCCAAAAGATCACAAACCTTGCAGATTGCGTTTCCGATAATGACGCAGCAAACAAGGGATACGTGGATGGGGTTGCACAGGGTCTTGATATAAAAGATTCTTGTGTTGTTGTTGCCACCTCGAACATAACTCTCAGTGGAGTTCAAACGATAGACGGTGTTTCTGTTGTAGCTAATGACCGTGTTCTTGCAGCAGGTCAATCAACAGCAAGTCAGAATGGTATTTACAAGGTTGTAAGTGGTGGAAGTTGGACGAGAACAGATGATCTTGCTACAGGAGTAGATGCGGCTGGTGCGTTTACATTTATAGAAGAAGGAACAGCTAACGCAGAGAATGGTTTTGTTTGTACGTCTGATAAAGGTTCAGCAGTTGTAGGAACAAATAACCTTACATTTGCTCAGTTCTCAGGTGCAGGTCAGATAACAGCAGGTGATGGTCTTCAGAAGTCAGGCAATACAATGTCTGCTGATTTGAAGAGCAATGGTGGTGTTGTTATTGAGTCAGGAGAATTGGCGGTTAAATTAGACGCTAGTTCAATCACTGGAACGCTTGCAATTGGAGATGGAGGCACAGGTGCGACATCAGCAAGTGCAGCAAGAACAGCACTTGGAGTTGCCATTGGTTCGGATGTTCAAGCTTATGATGCACAATTAGCAGATATAGCTGGTCTTACACCTTCTGATAGTGGATTTATTGTTGGAAATGGATCTAATTTCGTTATAGAGAATGGAGCTACAGTCAGGACTTCTTTAGGACTAGCAATAGGCACAAACGTACAAGCCTATGATGCTGATCTTGATACTTTGTCAGGTTGTCAATCTGGAGGAGCTGCGGCTTTAGCTGCGTTAACTTCAACAGAGATTGAAATTCTCGATGGAGCGACTTTAAGTACTACAGAACTCAACTATGTAGATGGTGTCACCTCTGCGATCCAGACACAACTAGACGCAAAGCAAGCGTTAGACGCAGATTTAACAGCTTTATCTAGTTGTCAATCTGGTGGTGCAGCAGCATTAGCAGCACTCACTTCAACGGAAATAGAAATTCTTGATGGTGCAACCGTAACGACTGCTGAGTTAAATATTATTGATGGTGGAACGTCAGCCACTTCAACGACTTTGGCTACTGCTGATCGAATGGTAATAAATGATAACGGTACAATGGTTCAGGTTGCTTTATCTGATCTGGTTACGTTCCTTGAGAATGGTTCTGTTTCAGGTTTTGACATTGACGGAGGAACCTACTAACTACAATTACTACATAGGAGGTAGGTCAAATGACTAACACAATTAAGTTAAAAAGAGGAACTAGCACTCCATCAACGAGTGATATTTCCAGTGGTGAGGTTGCGATTGATACCTCTGCCAAGAAACTTTATATCAATGATTCTGGGACGGTTAAGGAGATTGGAGGAGCAGGAACTATTGGTGGTTCGACAGGTATAGATTTTAATGATGATGTAAAAGTTCGTTTCGGGACAGGACATGACCTAGAAATATTTCATGATTCAACCCACAGTGCGCTCAAGAATAATACTGGTACTTTGCATCTTTCTTCGCAAAGAGTAAAACTAACAAATACTGCTGCTGGACATACTTTTCTAGACGCTAATGTTAGTAGCTCAGTAGACCTCTATTTTAATAATTCAAAAAAATTCGCAACAAGTTCAGTTGGTGCCACTATTAGTGGAGAGGCAGATATAACAGGAGGTGTCTTAAGGCTAGGAACAGCAAATACATCGTCAGGTCATTTAAACGCATACGAAAATATGACGTTTAATATTGATACTGATAATGACGATACTAATAGAACTTTCAAATTTCTTTATAACGGAGCAAGTGGAACTGGAACTGAGTTATTCAAGCTTGAAGAAAGTGGACAAGCAACTATACCTGGCAACCTAGACGTAGGTGCTGGTCTTGATGTAACAGGGAATATAGGAGTATCAGGAACGGTTGATGGTAGAGACATTGCAAGTGATGGTTCCAAACTAGATGGAATTGAGAGTGGAGCAACTGCCGACCAAACGAAATCAGATATAGATGCACTTGGTATTGCGGCTTCTACAGCCTCAACATTAGCAACGGCTCGGACAATAGCTGGAGCCAGCTTTGACGGCTCTGCTAATGTTAATATTTCTTATGCTGATTTAACAAATAAATTATCAGTCGGTGATGGAGGATTAACTCAGAACAATTTCACAAATACTCTTAAATCGAAGTTAGATGGTATTGCATCAAGCGCGACAAATGTAACTAATAATAATCAATTAACAAACGGTGCTGGATATATAACCGCGACATTAACAGAGGAACAAGTTGAAGATTATGTCGGTGGAATGGTCACAGGTAACACCGAGACTGGAATTACTGTTACTTATCAAGATTCAGACGGCACTTTAGACTTTGCTGTTGCCTCTCAAACCGATAATAATTTTACAACGACTTTAAAAAATAAATTAGACGGCATAGCATCAAGCGCGACAAATGTTACTAATAACAATCAGCTAACAAATGGCGCGGGTTATATAACAAGTTCTGGAACTTCTGCGGCTTGTTCGGGAAATGCAGCAACAGCGACAACACTTGCTACTGCCAGAACAATAGGAGGAGTCAGTTTTGACGGTTCTGCGAATATTAATCTTCCAGGTGTTAATGCAACAGGAAGTCAAAACACAACGGGCACTGCTGCTCAAGCTGACGTTCTTTCAACATCAAGAACTATTGCAGGAACTTCTTTCAATGGATCGGCTAATATTGATATTTCTTATACGGATTTAACTAACAAATTATCAGTAGGTGATGGAGGATTAACTCAGAATAATTTTACAAATACTCTTAAGTCAAAATTAGATGGTATTGCCTCTAGCGCGACAAATGTCACCAATAATAATCAACTAACAAACGGTGCTGGATATATAACAGCAACTTTGACCGAAGAACAGGTTGAAGATTATGTCGGAGGTATGGTCACAGGCAATACCGAAACAGGTATTACAGTTACATATCAAGATTCGGATGGAACATTAGATTTTGCAGTCGCATCTCAGACAGATAACAATTTCACTACGACTCTCAAAAACAAACTTGATGGAATCGCGTCAGGGGCAACAAATGTTACTAATAATAATCAATTAACAAACGGTGCAGGTTATATAACAAGCACCTTAAATGGCTCAACTTTCTTCATAAAGAATCAAGGTGGCGATTGTCACATGGAGATTGGTAGTACTGCTAATTCAAATCAAAATGCATATATCGATTTAATAGGAGATACAACTTACGCCGATTATGGATTAAGACTTCTTAGAGGAAATGATGGTGCCAATGGAACATCGGTTATCCTCCACCGAGGAACGGGCTATTTTAAAATAGGAAGTCAAGATGGCGGCAAAGTTTGTTTCGGTGGTTATAACGACGGTTATGCCTTTGATAATGTTAGTTATGCTGCGGTTCAAATTGTAAGTTCTGGAGTTGCTTCTTTAGCTGTTCGGGCAAATGGTACAGGAGGACAAACGGCTGTTAGTTTCTTCAACCCGAATGGAAGAGTCGGTTATATTGGTACAAGTGGGACTTCAACTGGCTATCACACTAGCTCCGATTATCGATTAAAAGAAAATGCAGTCGCAATTTCTGATGGAATAACAAGATTAAAAACTCTCAAGCCGTATCGATTTAATTTTAAATCCGATCCTGATGTAACAGTAGATGGTTTTTTTGCCCATGAAGTAACGGCTGTTCCTGAAGCAATCACTGGAACAAAAGACGAGACACATGATTTAACTTATGTCGAATCAGATGATATTCCTGAAGGCAAAGAAGTCGGTGATGTAAAAGAGGCAAACGCTCCTTTATATCAATGTATCGATCAATCAAAAATAGTTCCTTTACTAACAGCCGCACTACAAGAAGCAATAAATAAGATAGAGATATTAGAAACTAAAGTCGCCGCGCTTGAATCAAGTTAGAATATCTTTATTTATAATTTCACAAAATGGCGATCAACAAAGTCTGGGGAATAAGCGAACTGGAGCGTGATTTGTCGGATGGTTATGTTAGGAAAATAATTTATTACTTACAAGCAATTGATGATGCCGACAATAAGGAAGTAGAAGAAACAAGAATAACGGGTGAACTTAATTTTTCTAAACCGTCTAGTCTTCCTTCCGATTTTAAATCTTATGATTCTTTAGATGCGGCTACTTGCATTGGATGGATTAAAGCGGCAATCGGGACAGACGGTGTTGAGGAAAAAGAAGCTGCTATGGACGCGAATCTTGCTCCATCTACAACGGCTGTTGGTACTCCTTGGTAGTTTTCTTCTGATACGCTATATTCTATTTAGTTTACAAAATCAAATGAGTATAGAAGAGCAAATCGATCAGTGGAAGGCTGCCTTAGCAGATCAAAAACAAAAGAAGCAGAATGAAATACAAATTATTACCGAACATCAAAAAGAATTAGAAAATATCGATCAGCAAATCCTACTGATTACTGGTGGATTAACTTTTGCGGAAAAGATACCGATTCCTGCCGTTGAGCAGCCAGCTTCAATAGTAGAGGAAGAGGTAACAGAGGCAGAAGTCCAAGAGTCATAATTAAGCTAGTGTGAGTAATAGCTTTTAAAATAGCTTCTTTTACCATGCAAAAAATTCTCAACATCATCAGTGTACTTTCCTTTGTGCTTGTAGCAGCAATCACTGGTGGCGGGGTATTTGGTTATCTATGGATTACAAATGAAGATAATCAGAAGATGCTTCAAGATAAAGCAATGGAAAAAGTTATGGGGGCTATGAAAATGCCTGGATTATCTGGACCTGCCTTGCCCACTGGAGCGTTAAGTCCTTCACAGCAAAAGAATGAAGAAAAGAAAGCATTTAATTTGCCTAAGTTTTGATTCCTGAGATTGGTGTAGATCCGATAAGGGTTACACCTATTAATAGTTATGTGATTAATGTTCCTATCGTTAATCCTCCCAACGTACCAATCAATGTCCCTATAGGCTTTCCAGTCATTGAAATGCCTTGTGTAAAGGCAAGGAGAAGTGGTGAGAATGATGCGTTGATAAATAACGATCCAGAACATAACTTGATTTTGTGTACTGCTCCGACACCAAGCTATGAGCCTATAAATTTTGAACCGTTAAGGGTTGTGCCTATCAAAGAAGAAGAGCCGCAAAGACACCAAGAGCCAGAGATACCTCCAGCCCCAGAAGTGCCAAAGCAAAAAGCAGAAGAGTGTCCTCCCGATGGTGCGCCTGAAGTTGGGACAAAGGTTGAAGAAAATACTAAACAAATTATTAGGTATGAATTGGTAGGGAACCGTTGTGTAACTAGATATAAAAAACTAAATGTTCAACAACAGATAATTGATGCGATACCCACAGTGCCTCAAGTAGTAAAAACTGGGTCGATAACCCTTGTGGCTACTACTGCTGCATTATCTACACCAATATTATTGAAGGCTGTTAAACCGATTATTAAACAGATAGTCAATAAAGTTAAAAAGATATTAGGCAAGAAAATAAAACGCCCAAACTTATCAGAAAGAAGAACTACTTCTTATCGGGAGAAGAGGGGTCTTCCACCTTTAAAGGAGAAGAAATAACGTGCCTATGTGGTAAGACTTGACCCATTTTAGGTTTAACGACAACATCTTCACAGAGATGGAAGTAAGGAGAATCTGGAGCAAACTCAATTCCGCTTAACTTTAATTTTCCGCACTCACGAAGTCTTGCGATGTGCCAATCTAACTTTTTATTATCAATTAGTTGCTGTTGATGATCTCCTTGTAACTTTGCATTTTTCAAGCAACGCTCTTGAAATCTCCGATCAAGTGGCATTGAAAAAGTTAAACTAGCACCAACATTAAGTGAGAAATTATCCTTCTGCCCTGTGCGTGTGCTTTGGTAAAACAAAAGATCGCCTTCATCGCTATAGACTGGAGATTCGTACCAGTATTCTCTTGGTTTAGAGAAGCTATGTGAATCAGTTATAAAGGGCGAAAAAGTAAGCATTGGTCCTTGACAAACTACTCCTCCTCCGTACTGATTTTGAACGAGATTTCCATTCAATGTCTGTATTGCCATATTGGTCAGACTGGCTGACGTATTCGCTACGGGAGCAGCAGTTTGGCTTACATTTGCTAACGCACTTTGTCCACTAAATAATATTATTGCGAGAAGACTGAAGTTGTTTCGGTAACGCTTTCTAAGACTGTTGTTCGATTGATTGTTGTCATATTCGATAGACCAGGACCAATGTAACTTTCTGCGTACTGGAACGCTTGGCCTGGATTTGCAATCGTGACGTTGGGCTTGTTTGTTAAATCCGCGCCTGTCCATGTATAACTTACTCCGTTAATCGTTTCGACTGTTTCAGATGGCGGCGGTGCAAGGGTCGCACCATCAATAGCAATATTCGTTCCAGTGATCGAATAAGTATGCCCAGTGTTGAAATCGTTAGAGACAATAGTTTCAGTAACATTTTGTGTGGTGCGTGTAACGGCGGACATTGTACCACTAGAAAAATTTGGCACAACTGGCACTGCTATGACTGGCTTTTGCCAGCTATTTAATAATAAAAACAGCAGCAGATAGCGTTTCATTATTTATATTTATTGGTGTAATATTGCCACATGTAATAATTAAATGCGCCTACAAAAACAACTCCTAAGATCACAAGAATTATTGGTAAGTGCATCACTTCACGGTCAGACTTGTAACCACTGAACCCACTGCCGAAGTATTTGCCCCTCCAGCGGTTAAAGTTACAACCCCAGCCGAAGTAATTGTTCCAGCAAGGGTTCCTGCAACTCCACCAGACATCGTTAAAACTTCACCGTAAGCTGGCATGTCTGCTACCACACCTGAAGTTACATCAACCCCTGATCCTATGGGATTTGTGGCGTCCCCTTGAGTCCAGCTTTCCGAGAACGAATACGCTGCACCTGTGGTGTTTATGTCATACGCTCCAACATCTAATGTTGCTGCTGTTGTAGCAGTACCAGCAGTTAATTTTCCGAAGTGAGCATCAGTTGCAACTTTAATATTGGAACCTGAGACTGCATAAGTACTACCTATACGATTTGAGTCGGTGTAAGCTCCATTAACTGTCAACTGAGTTGAAGTTGTAATGTTATGCGTCATATCTGCGCTAGCAGGAGCCGCTAAGAGGAGCAATAGGAGAAGTTTCTTCATGTGAGTTTGCCTGATTGTGGATCGACTTTTTTCCCTGTGATGGGGTCAATTTTAGGTTCTTGTGCAACCAGTTTAATAGGAGTTTCAACCCTGACGATTGTGTAAGGTACTCCGTTAGCAAATTCTCCTGTTGCTGCCTCTGCTTTCTTTTTTTCCTCGTCAGCTTTATATGTTCCATCACCTCTCTTTTTTGCTGTCTCAAGTCCAAAACTCGCCAGCGCACCAGTGAAAACAGATGCAATAAAAGTCGGATCTATGCGTTCTTGTTCTCCTAATCCTGGGATAGTCACATAATTCAAAGTCAGAATAAATCCACTCCAAACAACAACTCCCAGTCTTACGAATGTAGACAAGACTTGAAGCTGTTCTTCTTTATCCTCTAAGCCTTCTTTTAATTTCTGTAAAGGATTCTTGTTGGTAGGCTTCGATTCAGGGTTTTGCTTCTCAGGCATGAAAAAATAACAACAATATTCTAAGATTACTGCAAAAGGATAAAAATGCCTCAAGAACTACTTGCAGCCTTGATTGGGGCAGCTATCTCTGGAGCGTTAATGGTTCTAGCTAATCGCTCCAGTAGAAGGCAGGGTGACATTCGTGAAATATTTCATCGTTTAAATGCTATAGAAAAAGATATTGCTAAATTAGAAGTATCTAAGAGAGACCCAAACGGATGGAGGAACAGATAGCTAGAGCTAAAGCCAGAATTAAAGAACTAGAGGCTTTAGTAAAGCACTGGGAGAAAAAGAAGTGAAATATATGAAAGATTGATGACAGGTCTTAGAATAAGTGAGTCATGTAACGTAGTAATCAAACGGAGTCAAACCAATGGGAATTTCTAGCTTTAAAGGAGCGAATATCATCACCGACACTGCTGCTCATACTGGCAGATTTGCGAAGATCACTTGCTTAACAGATTCAACAGTTACTTTGGTTTCTACAAACGTCACTAAAAACGGAACGACAACTGTTTCTGGAATTGCTTTAAAAGCAGGT